GGCCGATTAAGGCCCAACAAGATCCCGTACTCAACCGTAGTACACTCAGGTAACACGGTCGAAGATGCTGCAAGGCATCGAGAGCCAAGAGGGCTCCGTCTACCTGGTTGCAGGGGATGTACGTGGTTCCGCGCGGACTAAGCCGTATTACGTTCGCGGAGCTCCTGATGACGTCGTGCGCCCCAAGTTTGGGGTACCGTCGATTCAGCAGCTTAACCACATGAGACGCGAGGCGTCGGTCGAAAATTCCGGCGGGGAGCCGGTGGTGCCCGACCTGAAGAATCAGGCGGGCATATCAAAAATGAGCTCCAGTTATACAGGTGGAGTCTACTTGATGTTACGGCAACTGTCAAGTATTCCTGTCCCTCATTTGAAACGGAGTGAGGATGCGCACTTAGAGTGGAGAGGGCTCAGTGCAAGGCAATGGTTTGAAGAAGTGCTGTCACGCGTGGGCGTGCGGTTGCCCAAATGGTCAGGCAAACTATTGCGATGTCCAATTTCCCTTGTTGGTTATGGGGGCTTCTTTCGTAAATTTTGGAATTTGGTAATTGCGAATGAGGCTAGGATTATCCAGCGGGCCAAGTTCAGCCAGCGGTATAATATGCTCTTAAGAGCAGCCAAGCCGGGAGTCATGCCAATTAGCATCACTGTTACGAACCAAGGACGAAAGTGGAAGAACCTGAAGAGTGCGGACCGTAGTGAGAGGGTGTCGGTCTGGGACTTTAAGGAACTTGAGTATAAGGTGAGTTGGCGCCCAGTGTTGCCCATGACTCAGTTTAAGGTAGTTAGAAAAGACACAAAAATAGTCATCCAAACAGAGTACCATGCTACTTATCTGGATCCTTCATTGGACGGGGAGGTGACGTGGGACAGTCTGGGGCGACTTATCCGTGTGATTGACTACTTATCAGTGCTTGGTGAGAAGGTGGAGTACCCAACATCCGCGCTCGAGGTGCCCTGCGTTTTCGCAGAGATAAAGAAAATATGCACCGAGCGTCGTCGTACTTACATCGAAGAAACCGCAAATAAACGGGATCGTAGGGTTCCCTCTTATATAGAGATGCTCATCTCCTATCTTGCTCGCGCTTTGCCTCCCCCATTTAGTGGGCGTGAGGCAGCGGAGCAGAAGTGGAGGGATCAATATATGGAGGAGACTTGGCGTTCCCCTGGCACAAGAATGGTCGAAATAGATATCCTATCTCGTTTTGCAAGAGACCTGAAGCCTACTCCTGCTAGCCCATCCCTGTCTTTGAAGGGTTGCTTAGAATATGCGGGACAATACGGAGGCCAACAACGAAGGATAAGGGAGCTTTGGGAGAGAGGAGGAGAGGAATGGGATGATGTACCACCGAAAGAGAGACCGAGGTGGGTTCAGAGGGGGCGAGTTCTTAAAGAAAGATTTTTACGCTCTGTCCCTCGGAATAAAGAGTTCTGGCATGATTCGGTCCCTGAGCAACAGTGGAACCTCGTGCACGAAGATGGGCATCTGAATGATCTGCTTATGGAATCGATCTTTTGTTTCTGTATGCAGGATCTTCAGACTCTCCCTAATAAGTGCACGGCGGAGCCCGTCATGGCGCTGCCGATACCAGAGGATTCGAAATGGCGGGTCGCCGGTTTACACCGCGCTTCCCTGATTTTTGTTTCCCGGGCCGTCATGTCCCCAGGTTTTGACGCTTTATTGCGCAACCCCGGGAGTCAGGGTTCTCAGACCGTACCAGACTACATCATTCCACTTGTATTACGAAAAGGGCAGTACTACAATAGTGTGGACCTCGAAGGTGCAACGAACTGCATGCCTCGAAGGCTGTCGGAAGAGGGCGCAAGGATGGTTTTGCAGAACGTGGTTTTTAAATCGTTCTGCCTGGATGAGGAAGACATAAATCTACTGGTTAGCCGCTTGGCCGGCGATCAGCAGATAGTCTTTCCGACTCGTCCAGCATCTTACTATTGCGGCAAGGAGCAGACAGTAAGGTATGTGGGTAAGTTAACCAAGGAGGTGCACGGAGTAGACGTGCCTGGATTCGCAGTAGGTCATGATCGAGCACATGGGTTTGAAGGCCCTTTCCTACTGCAGCCATCAGTAACTGAAGAGTGGAGACACGCCCAAGATCAAAGAGTGGGGCCCCACGTCGGATGTGAACAATGTCTGAAATACAAGAAATTCTTCTCAAAATGTCCACGCCACCGCACCGCATCTGTACCTGCGGCGCACTGGTTTAGTTACCGGTGCGAACCAAAGGAGATCCTCTTTAGGGAGGATATTGGCGAAATCCAGCGATGTGAAGATGCCTCATATGGTTTTAGACCTACAAAAAGGGCAAAAACTTCTCATCAATGGGCAGGAGCTAAGAAGTTGATGCGTGTTTGGAACGAAGCGCCGAGGATCACTCAGAAGATGGTTGAGAAAGCAGCGAAGAGATGCCATCACCCAGTGGACCAGAGTTTGACTGAAGATCGTCTTCTCCCTCTTGTAGGTTTGAGGCCGAGATCTGACATTCCCTGGACTGCTGTGAGTGATGGTAATCCTGAGTTGGATGTAGCCCATAAATCCTGGACAACCCTAGATGCTAATAGTCAGGGCCCTTTCTTTACGAAGAGGGGTATTTCCATGGGGTTAGGAATAGGATGGCCCTTGTTATCCTATATGGGGGAATCTGCTCAATCGTTTGCCAACAAGAGCGTGAAAGAAATCGAAGAAATGGCCTCTCGAGAGGGGGTCAGTGCCGACACACCGCTCTATATCATCCCAACAAAAGTGATTCCAGTTCCAAAAGTTGGTGACGACCTTATCGCCATGAGTGGTAAGGGAAAACTCTCCGGGTACCAGGCTCTAGGTGTACGTGAATCTGCGGGTAAGGTTTTCTACTCGACGCAGTGTGCTCTTTTACGGGAGCTGATATATCGTCCTTGTCCTAAGGGGCTTAAATTATCAAGCTTACGACCAATTAGGGGCGTAGCTCGTCCTGGGAATATTATTGAGAAATTAGGCGCTTTGGCCAAATTCCCCGCTGAGCTCTCCTTTGCACACACTGTGGCTCGAGAAACTGTTCGCCGCGTCTCTGGTATTGAGGACAAAGAACGATGGGATCGGGTGGCCCTGAATCGGGGGTATCATCCTATGGATCGAATGTTACCAGAGGTAGACTTTATAGGTGCACCACCTTTACAAGCATACCAGTCCACAGGGGAAGTTCTCGACATGGGTGGTGTAGCCACTAATGTGAGGCCTTCTCAAAAAACAGCAACAAATATTCGCTGGATGCTTGGACCCAACGTGACTCCTGCTGATGTAGAGCCAGGTATAAAAATTCGCTCTGTGATGGCAGCCTCTATGAAGAGTCCCCACTTTTTTGAAGTGGGTCCTAATCAAACAAACTACAAACATAGAGTGTTCTTCCATCCGGTATATTATGGACAGGGCTCAATCAGCACGGCCTCCCCTTGGAGTGACATGTCAATGAGGAAAAAGGAC